GAGGTAGTCAACCTCGACGATGTGGATGTGACAGTACAGGATCAGGAGGTCGTGGTCATCTATGAGTAGAGTCGTACATACAAATATCTGGTCGGCTTATGGGTACGCCCGTAAGGCCGGCTACGAGGGCACAGAAGAGGAATTTGAGCAGGGGCTGAAAAAGAGTGCAGAGGCCGCTGAAAATGCGGAGGAAAGTGCCTCTACGGCCTCAGAAGCGGCAACAGAAGCAAATGCCGCAAGGGATGAGGCGGCTCAGAGTGCCGAAAGCGCATCTACGAGTGAGGGCAACGCGCTGGAGTACGCAAACTCGGCGGCGCAGGTGCTGAGGGATGCCCAGGCGGTGGCGCAGACCGTAAATGCCAAGGCAAACGAAGCGGCTGGCAGTGCATCAAGGGCAGAGAACTATGCCCAGACCGCCACGACCAAGGCGAGCGAGGCCACTACAGCGGCAGGAACCGCAACAACTGCGGCGAGCTCTGCATCTGTATCAGCTCAGGCGGCTGATGCCAGTGCAACGGCGGCGGCGGCATCCGAGACCAATGCGGCGGCATCTGCAAGCAGTGCTTCAACCTCTGCCGGGTCTGCTTCTGAGAGTGCGGATGATGCGGCTGCGAGTGCAGCGGCGGCGCAGGAAGTGAAGGATTCCATCCCGGCAGATTACACCGCTCTTAGTGATGAGGTCACTGACTTAAAGAGCGGTTTAATAAACTTGTCTGACGGCAATCAGGACTGTATGCTTCACGCAAAATTCTATGATGGATATTACAACGGCACTCCTGCATATACTGGAACTGGTACCGAGGGCAAAGGTGCTGGGTGGGGAGTTTGCGTAGTTCAAGTTCCTGTTGGAAAGCAGATAACGCTTTCGGGGTTTGATAAACGAGGTGGAGTAAATAGCTGTTGGCTGAACAGTTCTGACCCAGCGGATGTAAAACAAACGGCTTGGGGCAGTCTGTATAATGACGGAACAAAAACGTGTGTAACGGGTTGGCTTGGTATCGCAGATTACAATTATGTCGCACTTGCTGATGACTTGATGGTGAACTATGCAATCACTAATTATATAAAAGCAGAGATTGCATCGAACAAAGAAGAGTATGACCTGTTCGTTAAAGCTAAATACAGGGATGATACTATTCTTACAGACAATTGTTTTAGTGATCGTCTTTCGGATTGGAAACAAGGCTTGCATCCAAACGGGTCAGAAAGTTACGGCTCTTATATTGATATAAAAAATGATGTTCAGGATGCTCCGATTTATATAGTTTCAGCTGCTGATACGGGCTATACATCATACAAAATAATGATCTACGTATTTGACGATGAGGATACTTTTTTACGTGGATTTGACATGTCTGTTGGAACTGCAAGAAATTATAATATATTGGATTTTGAGCCAACAGCATCGTATTTCTATATTGCAATCAATTCAGGCAGTAGTTCTATATCAGTAAATCCAAAAGACTGTGTAAATCATTTCAAAGCGTATGTTGGATATAGCAATATACAATATTTGTCAGAGTATTATCCGATGTATATTAATGAATACGCCAACAAACTATTCGATTCAAGTGGGCTTTATGTTACAGATTCTGTTGCAGGGGCATTTACGGATTCAAGAAATTTTTATTCAAATAACCCTGATGATTGGAATTATCCAGCTTATAACGCAAGCCAGAAATCAAGCATTCCTGTGGAAGTAACAGAGCGTGGACTTACGATTATGCACGATAGGACAACAGTTCCAGATGTATTGGCAAGTGGAACATTAAATGTGCGTGAGTACGACTCATCTAACAACCTGTTGCATACAGGTTATCATTCTCTTGCGGCGGTTGATAGAGAAATTCGGCATATAACATTAGATTCGGATTGTGCATATTTGAGAATAGATTTTAATACAGGCGATGTGAACAAGCGTGTTAATGCAAGTGACATACGGAAACTTAAAGTATATGTTGGAGTGCCTTTATTCACAGCATATTCGGTGTTTCCGAAAGTAGACTTCCCTGAAAAGTCAATACCGAAGCAAGCGAGAACACTTATGGATGGCGGGTATCTGCCTGATTATTGGTTGGAATATCTCGATGTTAAAAAAGACACGCTTGACAATTTAACCGATACTATAGGAAATCACGGATTCTCATTTGCATTTATTACCGATGAACATTGGGCGGCAAATTATCAAAAATCTCCATATATTATGAGGTGGCTAAAAGAGCATACTGCTATTAATAGGTTTGTATCGGGTGGTGACATACTTAACGAGCATGAGTCTATTGCCGATGCGATGAGGTATATGAGAGATTGGCGAGACATAACGGACGAGCTGAGAATGCGTAATCTCCGAGGCAATCACGATGATAACTCGATGCAAGTTGATCCTGAAAAATATCTTGGTGATGGCAGATTCTACTCCAACTTGATAGCACAAATTGAAAGCGATGTATCAGTTGAAAACGGTAATCTGTATTACTATGAAAAGATAGAAGCGCAGAAAGTTTGCATATTCTATCTTGACACTGGAGATATTGTTACGCCTACATTGATTGACTTCGATGCACAAATATCTTGGATGAGTAATATTGTATCAAGTCTAACGAGTGATTGGTCAATTCTTGTAATTCAGCACATTGTATATGATGGTGGCACACAAGATAATCCAACTATTTACACCATGGGGCAGAAAACAATTACATTCCTTAATGGAGTGACAAACTGTAATGTAATTGGATTAATTGCAGGACATACACATTATGACTACTCTGATACAAGTAATGGGTATCCAATAATCATCACTAATTGTGATTCCGCACAGAGAGCGCAGACACTTCCTGCAACAGCAGGAACAGTATCTGAACAGCTTTTCGATGTGTTCCATATTGATACAGAAAACCGCAAAATATATGCAACAAGAATCGGAGCAGGCTCTGACAGAGAATGGAGTTACTAAGCGAAAGGACGCTTTAAGTCAGTAACTGGCAGAGGCATTTCTGCCCCTGCCGGATCACAAAGAAGGGAGGCATGACATGGCTAAAAGAACATGGGACGAAGCTGTAAAGACTGCGCTCAGGGCTTACACCCAGAGCGTGTACTTCGGCAACTTTGTCTATCTTTACGGAGCGAAGGGCGTGAGGCTGGACAGCCGGGCCCGGATCGAGGAGTTTTTCCGCATGGAGCCGGGATACTTTGCCCGGTACGGAGCTGAGGAGAGAGAGCAGATCATCCGCAACAGCCTCGGCAAGATCGCCTATGACTGCTCGGGCTTTGCGGGCTGGCTCTGCACGGGTGACATGCAGTACAGCACCGGGCAGATCAACAATGCCGACCATGTGACCAGTGATCTGGCCTCTGGCCCGGCTGGCTCGATCCTGTACACGACTTATCACGGAGCGGGCCGGCACATCGGGCTGGATATCGGGTACGGGTACTGCTGCGACATGGCCTGCGAGTCAACAGACGCCAACATCAAGGCGCACAAGGCCGGAGTCAGGCTGTACAAGATCAGCGACGGCATCTGCCAGTGGGAGCTGTCCGGGCAGAGCCGGGTGCTTGACTACACCGGGGCGGACGCCCGATGATATATCCTCCTCTTTCAGACCTTCGGGAGCAATCCCGGGGGTCTTTTTTTGTTGCCAAAAATTTCTCGATTTTTTTTCGAAAAACGCTTGACTTTCTTTGCATATGGGTGTATACTCATATCAGAAACAAAGAGATGAGCCACACAGAGAGGAGAACAAACACCATGATGAAGTATGAAGTAACAGTAAACGAGGAGGACAGCTTCGCCATTCAGGAAAGAGCCTATTACGAAAAAATGAATCCCGGATACACCGTCACAGGTGCAACGCTTCACGAGAGTTTCCCGGATGGATCGGGATGTACGAACATCATTTTCAAAGGCAAATTTACAAGGTATGGAATGGTTAGGGATTGCGGCGACCACTATATCATCGCAAGGTACAGCCGCTATGACAGAATCGACAAGGGTACATTAAAGCTCACGAAAGATGTTGAGGACAGGTAATCAGATCCCGCCCCGGAGGTTACGAGGGCAGAAAGGATAAGCAACATGACGGTAAAAGCAACAGCTATAGAAACAAAAGGCGTTGGATGCATCAAGGGTGACTTCAAGGTGATGGACGCCGTAGAAATGGTTTTCGACAAAGGCACATATTACGAGGTGTATTTCCACAAGAACAGGCAGATGAGATTCGATAAAAAAGCGTGGGAGCTTCGCATTACGGAGTTTATCTGACAAAACGCTGACCTAGTCGCTCCCCCCGCGGGGAGCGTGGATTGAAATAAGGAGTAATAACCAGAACCGGGCCGGGGCGGTATTTCCCCGGCAAAAAAATGAAAAAAAGGTGTTGACATTTGCAGAAAATAGGTGTATACTTATATCAAGATCAAGGAGATCGGGAAGGAGAACAGAAATGAGAGGAACGGAGAAGCAGATCAAGTGGGTTGAGGACATTAAGGCCGGAGCATTCAGACAGCTGGATCTTTTCGATGAAACCTTCGAGCGTGACGCCGCAAACGGTATCAAGAGCCCGTATACACACGAGTCAATTGATGCTGTAAGACAGCAGATCACTGAGGTTTTTGCTAAGATTGATGATGCGGCTAAGATCATTGACCGCAGGGAGATGTTCAGCTTCAGAAGACTGCTCAATGCAGTTGAGGCACAGGCCAAGAGAATGGGTTAATATCTACCGGCACGACAGAGGAGGGCAGATGGATCATGAAAAAAACGAGCGATGCCCAGCTGAGGGCTCAAACAAAGTACGATGCAGAAAACACGGTTCAGGTTCACCTAAAGCTCAACCGCGGAACTGATGCCGATATACTGGCATGGCTTGAGGGAAAGCCGAAGCAGACCGTGATCAAAGAGGCGATCAGGGAGATGATGAGAGGAGAACAGAGATGGAAATAACAATTTATGCAAATTATGGATTACTCGGACATGAAAAAAGCCCGGTATACAAGCAGGACAAAATCGGTGATATCACCGAAAAGGTTGACATCGTCCTGCCTGACGAACTGAACCCGAAAGAAAATGAGTACGGAGAGATCACCGTTGAATTATCTGGCGCCAGGTATCCGCTCAATGGAATGCTAAGGGCCGGCAAGGACGATAAGCCGATACTGGTATGGTATGATGGCGAGAAGCCACGCACCATGGAACTCAAAGAGGCGTGATGCACAAAGAAAAGGGGCAGACCTTATGGCCTGCCTCTTTTGCTGTCTGGTAGTAACTTACGCAAGCCGTCTGGGTCTTGCGGCTTACTACTACACATGACCTACAAGAAAAAGACCCTTATGGCCTTCCCGTCAAGTTCTATGCGGTCGATGATAGACCGCCAAAACAGCCGTTTCTCCGGCTTTTCCAGTGCGGAGTAGAGATTTATACCTTTTCCCGCATCAAATCGGTCTACGTGGCTCGTAGTGGCTTCTACGGGTATCCTGATTGAGTCGAGTTCGCCCTGATACTTTTCCCGGTCGGCTTTGTACTCTTCCAGCGTGATCAGATCATTGACATACAGCTCTTTCAATCTGGCGATCTTCTTTTCGATTGTCGCCTTTTTCTTTTCCATATCCCTGACCGGGGCGGCCTCTGCCTCTGCTCTGATCCTTGCATCGCTGATCAGCCCAGCGAGATTGTCGATCAGGTAGGACTCAAGGCGGTTTTCCCCTACTGTCCCGGTATAAGGGCAGGAACGGTTTACACGGTAGTGGTGTTGGCATCTGTAACGGATCACTGGCTTGCCTCGCTTGGCGCATGTCATCGCCGATAAAGTAGTGCCACACTCCGGGCATCTGATTAGCCCGGTAAAAAGGTACTCGTGCCGGACTTTGCCCTTTATGTTTATGGCGAGCTGTCTCTGGACACGGTCAAAGACCTCCCGGGAGACGATCGGCTCGCAGAAGTGGTCATTATCCCGGTACTGCCCGATATAGATTGTTCTTCGGAAAAGCTGTTTCCATCCCTCGACCGTCTGCGGAAATCCTGCCGGGGCTTGTCTGGCAATCCGTGATAGATTGCCCTCGCACGCATACTGCTCAAAGCAGGCCTTGATGATTGGAGCTGTTTCGGGGTCATGCACAAGCCGCTTTCCCTGTATCATAAATCCCGGCGATGTGTTGCCGGAATTAACCTGTCCTTGTGATACTTTGTAAGCCAGGACTTGTCGCACTCTCTGCCCGGTCTGTTCGGCCTCGAACTGCGCAAAACTCATCATTGCATTGACGATCAGCCGCCCTTGTGGGGTCGTGGTGTCATAGCTCTCCCAGATGGCCTGCCAGCCGACTCCGGCCTTGTCTAAGACATCCATCATGTTGAGGTAGTGCCTGATTGACCGATAGAGCCTGTCGAGCTTGGTGACGAGGATCAGGTCAACCTTCCCGGCCTGCACATCGTCCAGCATTCGGCAGAGCTCATCCCGGTCTGATCTGGTGCCGGATATACCGTCATCCAGATACTCCCCGGCGAGGATCATGTCGTCATGGGTGTTGATATACTTGAGTAGTGCGTCACGCTGGGCCGGGATGCTGTCGCCCTCCTGAGCCTGCTTGTCGGTGCTCACTCTCATGTAGATTGCGACTCTTTTCAATTCTTCTCACCTCCCTGTTTTATCTCAGTAAGTCTATCCATGTATCCGGCAGTGATGATGCCGGCCGGAAGCGCCACGATCGCAATCCCGAAGATGCTGGAGATCATGGTCACGACTCTGCCAAAAGTAGACGTGGGATAGATGTCACCATATCCGACAGTGGTCAGTGACACAGTGGCCCAGTAGATCGCATCGAAAAAAGTCTCGAAGCTGTCCGGCTCCACATTATAAATAATCAGAGCCGATGCCAGGATATAGGCTGTTGCCAGGGATCCGACAGCGGCCAGAGAGCTGCCGGAGCTCCGGAGCACATCTGCAATGATCTGGAGCGACTTGCTGTACCGAACTGCTTTGAAGATCCTGAGCACACGCAGGGCCCGGATCATCCTGAGGATCCTTAAGACCTTGAAACCCTTGTTGAGCACAGTCAGAGAGGGCAGGATTGAGGCCAGGTCAATGATTGCCATGAAGCTGAATGGATGCCGGAAGAAAGCCCGGACACTTCCGGGGCTGCCAGCCTTGTAGTCTGCCGTAATCCAGCGCAGCGCATAGTCCAGGATAAAGGCACAGGCTGCGACCTTGTCAACAACACTGAAAAGGGCAGTATCTTCTTTGAAGGCCAGTGGTACCAGGCTTGCTATGATCATGGCAATCATGAGATAATCGTAGATCGTGCTCGCAAGACTCCTGCCATCGGATGCCTCAATCACATCGTAAATTCTTTTTCTCATCCTGCAAAATCCTCATGGGTATCGGCCTCGATGCTCTGCACATCGCTCTTGTCAAAATCTCCTTGGGAAACATGCTCAAGGGCATGCTGATAAGATTTCATCTGCATCTCTCTCGTGTCGCCTGCCCGGAGGTAAACTGTATAGCCTCCGGGACAAGGTACCACCATTTCATGAATGTTCGTGGGTAAGTCTACCAAGTAAGTAAAAACATCGCTCATTCTTTGTTTGTCTCCTTGAATCGTTTAAGCATTTCTGCTGCAAGTATAATGTTCTCTGGCTTGACATCCCTGGCCGCATCAAACAAGATTCTCAGCTCTGGATTGTCAAAAACTTCTTGAGCAATTTTAGCGGTCTCCGGGTCCAAATAGTATTGTTTCTTTTCGGGTTCTTCTGTCCAGCCCAGCAGGAAAGCAGGAGAAACACCGAGAGCCGCTGCGACTTTTGCGATCTTATCGCGCCGCATGTTTTGGATCATCCCATTTTCCCATTTTCTCACCGTGCTCTTTCCAACGCCGACCTTATCGCCGAGTTCCTCAAGTGTCATCCCTTGCTTTTCTCTAAGTTCCTTGATCAGATTTCCTAAATTTTCACTCATGGCAAACACTCCCTTCTTTGATTTATAGTATATCTGCTTTGTGTCTTTTTTGCAACAATAATTTCGCACGATGAGAAAAAAGTTTCGTAAATGACACAAAAACAGTTGACAAGAATGTAAGTTTGGTGCTATAACAAAAGTGTCCGAAAAGACACCGGACAGAGAGGAGGTAGCCAGTGGACAAAAATAAACTTGAGTATGAGATCAAGAAGAATGGCATGAATATCGCTGAGTTTTGCGATAAAATCGGCATCAGCCGGTCTGCATTTTATCGCAAGTGTATCGGAGAGACAGAATTTACGCTCTCCGAGATCAACACCATCATTGACGTGCTTGGTCTTGATTCCCCAGTGGGTATTTTTTTTGCCGACAGAGTGTCCTAAAAGACACTTACAACCATGAAGACAAAGAATGCGATGAACATTACACTAATCAACCCGGACAAGGACAAGATCGTGCAGGCCCTTGCAGAGGTCTGGAGGATACACCTGGAAGCAGAGACAGGCAGACGGATCCGGGTGACAATCGAAAAGGAGAAACAAGATGCTGAACGAACAGGCGAACAAACTGCTTGAGGAGATCCGGAGGGCGCTGGTGATCGAGCGCGACATGCACAGGATCCACGACGACCTGACGCCGGAGTCGGCATTGTACCGTTCCGGTTTTCAGGCAGCCATTCAGAACGTGATGGCAGACGTGGAGCTTGTCGCGGACATGATCCGCAAGCAGGCAGCACGCGAGAGGAAGGAGGCAATGTGTGAATAAAGCGGAGAAGGCCAATGTCGCCCGGTGGTACAAGAAGGCCAAGAAGATCGTTACGCAGAGCAAGACGGACAACCAGGTCAGGGAAGCAGCCGACCTGATTGTTGACATCGTCGATACCTGTGACCAGTACCACTGGTCCGATGATTTTGAGAAATGACATGCGCCAAGTGCGCACACCGGCGTTACTGCCTGGAATTTGATTTGAGAGGAGCGTGTGCTGAATATGTTCGCGGTAAAAGTAGCTCAAAATTTGCTGATTACAATAGGGCTTGTGCTGATCTTTGTAGGCGCGAGCGCAGCCGTTCCGGGGCAGGAGCTGCTGGTGGCAATGCTGTTGGCGGCAGGAGTCGGAGCGTTTGGCCTGGCCGGACTGATTGACTGGTTTGCAGACAGATATGCCGCCTGAAAATAAGAGAGGAGAATAAAGACATGATGGATCTGGTAGGAAAGAAACTAATTGATGGCGATTATCACAGCGTAGAAGAGGATTTTTACGTTGACAAGGAACTTATGGTCATGATCACGCTGCACGAGTACCGCGATCTTGTCAGGGCAGCAGCTGATGAGGAGATTAAGACCATAAGCTCCCAGCGTTATGAAGCCATTACAAAAACCAAAGAACTTGAGGCGCAGCTGCTGAATCTGAAGCTGGAACTCAGCGAGAAGGAAAAGCAGGTCAGCATGTTGCAGACCATGCTCGAGCAGCAGGGCTCTGATCTGCCCTGGGATAATCCGGCATACGACGCTGATCCGGACGACCTGACGCCGGCAGGAGAAGTGGAGGGAGCAGACGAATGAGACTTTTTGACATTGACAAGATCCTCGAAAACCTGCTGGAAATGGGCGACGACTGGGTGGATAGCGAAACTGGCGAGATCCTCTCATACCACGAGATCGAGCTGCTTGAGATGGAGCGCTCGGCCAAGATCGAGGGCTGGGGCTGCTGGATCAAGAACCAGATGAGCGATGCAGCGGCCCTGAAAGCCGAGATCGAGAACATGCAGGCCAGGCTGAAGGCCCTCAACACCAAGATCGAGAGCAGCACCCGGAGATACCAGGAGTATCTGAATGGCGAAAAGGTCAGCACTCCGAAGCTGGCTGTCACCTATCGCAAGGCCGAGGCCGTTGAGGTGGATGTCCCGGTCGACGAACTGCCGGCCCAGTACCAGAGGATCAAGACAACTGTGGAGCCGGACAAGACTGCCCTTAAGGCAGCACTCAAGGCCGGCGAGGAGATTGCTGGCTGCCACCTGGTGACCAGGCAAAGCATGAGCATCAAGTGAGGAGGTGAGCCATGGCTAAAGTTATCGGAATCATGGGCGAGTCCGGCTCCGGCAAGACCACGGCCATGAGAAACCTGCCACCGGGCGAGACCTTTTATCTGGACTGCGATAAAAAGGGGCTTGCCTGGAAAGGCTGGCGGGAACAGTATAACAAGGAGAGCCGGAACTACTGGAGCTCCGACAGCTTCAGCGTGGTCTCTGGTCTCCTCCGGAAGATCAACGACGAAGAGCAGTTTAAGCGCATCAAGTACGTCGTGATCGACACGCTCAACGGGCTCATGGTGGCCGAGGAGATGAGGATCCTTGCCATGCAGTCTGGCGATAAGCGCTCTGCATGGAGTGATCTGGCCCAGAACGGATGGGCCATCATCAACCAGGCATTGGATATGAGGCCGGAGCTGACGGTGATCATCCTCTGCCACAGCGAAACGATCTCTGACGACAACGGCCTGATCCTGACAAGGATCAAGACCAATGGCCGGAAGTTGGAGAAGCTTGTCCTGGAGTCCAAAATGACAACAGTGCTGTGGGCAGTCCGGCAGGATGGCAAGTACAAGTTTATCCTGTCGGCGGACGGATCCACGTGCAAAGTGCCGCTCGGAGCATTTGAGACGGATGAGTGCGACAACGACATCATGATCGTGCTCCGGGCATTGGAGGAGTATTGATGGGCTACGCTTATCTTCCGGACGGGTCCCGGATTGATTACAAGGAATACCTTAAGCATCCTCGCTGGAAGAAGGTCAGAGAGGCCAGGCTGGAGTTTGACAGCTATCAGTGCGTGGTGTGCCATCGGGATATGCGCGGCGAGCCATACGAGACACACCACCTCTCTTACCAGCTGCTCGGCAGGGAACGCCTCAGGGACGTGGTCACGATGTGCCCGAGCTGCCACAAGGCATTCCATCAGAACTGGCAGCGGCTGGAGTTCTGGCGCGGAAAAGAGAGCGGGCACTGGCAGGTCTATGACCTTGACCATACTGCCCGAATCTGCTCGCGGTACTGGCGTGAGGACCGCCTGGTTGCTCGTGATCCGGATGGGATCAATTTGTGCAGCGTAGATGTTGCTTCGCAGGTGATCGACGATTATTGCCGGGCGGGGGGACTCACTGCATGCCCGATCATAGATCCGCACGACATCACGCTCTTTGCCAGGAATAAGCGTTACGAGCTCTATTTCGAGGCAGAGGACAGAGGGCTGACGGTGGAACAGTTCCTCGATGAGTTTTACGGTCCCAAGGTCAGGGGCCAGAATCCTCTCCGGCAGGAGGCAGGCCGCAAGGGCGGACCGTTTGATCACACTCCGGAGAGTTTCCACCGGCATTACAACGAGAACAAAAACATCAATCAACTTATGGAGGAGGTAAAGAGAATTGAAAGCAACAATTAAGGCCAGCATGAGGGCCCTGCTCTTGCACTACTTCGCGGAGTTCGCGAACGACCCGGAAAACAAGGACGCTGAGGTCCAGGCCGGATATGCAGATAGCTTTACAGACGACATGGAACGCTACCTGAGAGCATACAACGATTTTAAGGAGGATTAAGACATGCAGAAGCCAAGTGGATACGATGAGGCATCATCACAGATCGGGTTCATCCCGGTTGCTTTGGGCGGTCATACTGCTCAGATCAAGCAGGTGACGGAGACGACATCAAGCACAGGAAAGCCGATGGTGGTCGTGCTCTTTGACTTTGTCGCGCCGGATCAGCAGGCCGGTTATTTTACCAATCAGTTCAGATCGGACTCCAAAGAGGATAAGAAATGGCCTTTCTCTGGGACGAGATACATCATGGTCGAAGACTTTGCCGACAGCAGCAAGACCAGCCGGAACTTCAAGAACTTCATCACTGCTGTGGAGGAGTCAAACGGCTATGAAGTGAAGTGGGGCGGTGCAAACTGGGCCGTGCAGTTCAAGGGCAAGAAGATTGGCGTGGTGTACGGCGAGGAGGAGCATGAGTATGACGGCAAGACTTCCATGCGTCCGGTGGTCAAGTATTTCTGCGATGCCAGGAAGGCCAAGGAGGAGAGAGTCCCTGCTCCGAAGTACCTGAAGAAGAAAGCGGCCTCAAGTACCGCCACGGTACCGCAGGACAATGATTTCATGAACATCCCGGATGGTGTAGACGACGAGATCCCGTTCTAAGGAGGAGCCATGCAAGGAGGTTGGATAAAGCTCCACCGCAAAATAATGGACAACTGGATTTATGACTTTAAGAATCCAGCATTGTTTATGGACTGGCTTGATCTCCTGATGATGGCCAACCACGAACCTCGAAAGCTTAACATAAAAGGTCAGGTCGTGGCTGTCAACGCCGGACAGCTTTGGACGTCAATCCGGAAGCTGTCTGTGCGCTGGGCAATCGAGGAAAACACAGTTTTGCGCAGGTTGTCCCTGCTGCAATCTGACGGGATGATTTACAGGGATTCTCGGCCAGGCATGGGAACACTCATAACAGTCCATAATTACGGCATTTATCAGGGCTTTTCGGACACTGACGAATACACTGATGAAGACACTGACGAATACACTGATGAAGACAAGTCGAGAACACTGGCAAAGACACTGACGAATGATAAACAAGAATATAAGAATTATAAGAAGGGCATAAGAAAGAAAGAAAAGGACGGGCTGGCGCCCGACGATCCGGACTACTTTGAGGAGGTGTAGGCATGAGATGGCAGGAATACGTCAATGCAGACGAGGTCCGGAAGGCCATCAGATGTCTGCAACCTCCAGGCGAGGTATTTGAGGTCAGGGCGATCGGTACAGCCAAGAAGGACATCCTCAGCGGCTACTTCAAGGACGCAGAGACACTGCTCCGGGCTTTTGACACGATCGACATGAGACAGCGCAACATCTATGTCACTCTCGGCAAGGTCAAGAGCGAGTGCTTTGCCAGGGCGCAGAGTGAGCGCTTCCTTAAGTCACCGCAAACAAGCAGTGACGGAGACATTGCCGGTTACCGTTGGCTCTTTGTCGATCTGGATCCCGTCAGGGCTGCCGGCATATCCTCCAGCAATGAGGAACTGGCAGAGGCTGAGCAGCTGGCCCGAAAGGTTTATGCCTATCTTAAGGATCTGGGATTTACCGAGCCGGTCAAAGCTTTGAGCGGTAACGGCTGCCATCTGCTCTACCGGATCCAGATCGCCAACAACGAAGATGGCAGAGGACTGATGGAGCGATGCCTGAAGTCGCTTGCCACGACTTTCGACACCAGCAGGGTCAAGATTGACACGACAAACTACAATCCGAGCCGCATCTGCAAACTACATGGCACGCTGGCCCAGAAGGGCACCTCAACGGCAGACCGGCCGCACCGAATGAGCAGAATCTTCTCCGTTCCGGAGGTGATCAGGCCGACCGAAAAGGTCTTTCTGGAGAAGCTGGCCGGGGAGCTGCCGGAACCGGAGCAGAAGCCTGCCACAAATCGTTACTCTGCTCCAGAGCAGGAGTTTGACCTGCTTGACTTCATGAGCCGGCACGGGTTGACTTATGAGGAGGACTCCAATGACAGGGCGAAGATCTACAAGCTGGATGCTTGCCCTTTTGATGCGAGCCACAAGGATGGAGACGCGAAGATCTTTCAGTACGCCGACGGAGCAATTTCTTTTAAGTGCCACCACAACAGCTGTCGATCCTACAAATGGCAGGATGTGCGCATGAAATTTGAGCCTGATGCGTATGACCACGGCCCGGATCCGCGCGACAGTGCCAGGATAGATGAGGGCTGGAAACAGCACAACCGCGACAAGACTCCGGATGAGGTGCCTTATGAGGAGCTTCCGGAGGATACTGCTGAGATGTTCCGAACGGCTGCCGAGATCTACAATGATCCGGAGCCGGAATATGAGTATATCAGGTCCGGGATCACCGAGATCGACGATAAGCTTCACGGCCTGCAAAAGTCTGGGCTGTCTGTCATTTCCGGGAACCGGGGATCGGGCAAGTCGACCCTGCTCGGACAGCTCATCATCCAGGCAATCAGTGACGGACACAATGTCGTCTGCTATTCCGGGGAACTGAACAACAAGAAATATTTGTCTTGGCTGATCAGGCAGGCAGCCGGTCGCAGCCACGTGGAGCTGACCGCCAGAGGATCTTATGTGCCGGATGCCACGGCCAGGAAGATCGTCGACTGGATGGGCGAACACTTCTGGCTATATAACAACAAGTGCGGCAACAGCTTTGTCAAGATTGAGAAGCAGCTCCGGAGCAGGTTGAAGGAATATAAAGCAGATCTTTGCATCATCGACAACCTCATGGCGCTGGATCTGTCCACCTACGACCGGGATAAGTATGACGCACAAACAAAATTTGTATGGGCGCTCAAAAACCTGGCTGAACTTAGCAACAGCCACATAATCTTTGTAGCGCATCCGAAAAAGGCCGACGGGTTCCTGAGGCTCAACGACATTTCCGGGACCGGGAACATCGGGAACATAGTAGACAATGCTTTCCTGATCCATCGGAACAATCGGGACTTCAAGACCGGATACAAAGATCTTTTCGGAAGGGAACCACACAGGGATGGCATTGTCGATGAAGTGACCAACATCATCGAGATCGCCAAGGACAGGGAATACGGACACCAGGACGAGTTTGTTTCTCTATTTTTTGAGGAGACAACAAAACGACTCCGGAACGCTCCGGACGAAAACACACATTACGGATGGGAGCCGGATGAGCAGGACTTCGAGCCTGCCGATGATCTGGAGAATATACCGTTTTAGGAGGACCACATGACCGAGCAGGAACTGAGAAAACAGCACGCTGTCTTTCAGGTTGTCTGGCAGTATTACAAGCGCTTCGCCGGGCAGTCGATCACGGATGAGTTTTGGGATGAGCTGGTCTTTGAGGGAGATCGGATATACAAGGACCAGGGCAAGGATGAGCTGTGCATGAGACTGCTCGGCGCGATCCAGGACTACTTCGAGGCGAAGGAAGGAAGTGATCGGGGTGATCGTGGCACCTTGTAAAGACTGCCCTCAGAAGGGCTGCGGAGCATATCACTCCGAATGTGAGAAATACAAAATGTACAGGGCCGAGGTTGAACGGGAGCATCAAAGGCGTTGGGAGGAAGACTTGAAGTCCCTGGCGCCGGTAGTGCCGATCTCGATCCAGAGCAAGAGGCTAAAGGAAAAGGCAAAGAGAAGGAGACGAAAAACATGATGATGAATCCAGGGGAGATCGTCCGCACGTATAAGGCGGCCAAAGATCCCAAAGAACAGGTTAAGATCCTGGCAGAACTCAATTGCACATCGACCAAAGCGATTGCCATCATCCTGCAGGATGCCGGATGCCAGGTCGACAAGAGGTATCTGGCCGGCAACCTTTATGAGCAGGCGTCAAAGGCTTCGGAGAATAAGCCGGAAGTGAAGGTTGATGTTCCGGAGCACTGTGATCCGGTCGCTCCAGAGCCCGTGGATGTGGCATATAGCATGAAGGTGTACATTGCCGGACCGATTACAGGAAACGACAAGGCCAAAGAGCAGTTCCTGGCCGTACAAAAGTGGCTCGAGGGCCTCGGCTTTATTGCGCTTAATCCGATGAAGAACACCGGGCCGGAATACCGGGACTACATCAACCAGGGCTTGCGTCAATTGATGACCTGCAACATGATTTGTCTTCTTCCGGGCTGGCAAGGCTCAGACGGGGCGATGTTGGAACGCATTTATTCAAAGACTGTAGGAATGCCTGAGCTGATGATACCGGAAAAACTGTGGAGAAAGTGGAGTGGAAACAAATGAAGACCATTCGCATGGTTACATATACGCTCCAAAGCGAACCGGGGACGAGGCTAAGGGCTTCTGGATGGATTTGTGATGGGGATGCTGGTGGATCGCATTGGACAGGGGAACGTTATCGACAAATGGATATTGCGGATGTACTACTCTCTGAAAAAAAAGTGAGATGGAGGAAAGGACGATGGCAGACCTGATTGATAGGCAAGCATTGCGTTTAATGAAAACAGAAGAATGTGTAGGACATAGCATTGAATACGCTATGGGATGGAAGGCGTGTATTGAATGGATAAGGGCTATGCCATCCGCAGAGCCAGAGCCGCAGTGGATACCGTGCAGTGAGAGGTTGCCAGTGGTTGAATACGATGCTCTCGGGAATTGGTGTTCCGAAGAAGTAATTTTGCTGATGAATAACGAAGAGTTCACAATAGTATGCAACGGGCATTTTAACCCGATAGGTGTATTTGAAGTCTATGAAAGTAACGGGCCTGCGTTTGTCGGAATACCTGTAAAAGACGTTTTTGCCTGGATGCCATTACCAGAACCATATAGGGAGGAGTGATGGATGAAAAAGAAGGTTTTACTTTTGCTTGTCATTGCAATTATAGGGATGAGCGGCTGTTCGAAAAATACCGAAAGGGCAACAGTAGATAAATTGTCAGGGGTTACACCTAATGTACTGGTGACGAGCAATGTCGGAAACGGAGACTTTTTTTACTTGATCGACCGAAACACTGGGGTGGTATATCTTGCTTATAACAGTTATTACAGATGGGGGATCTCAGTGATGCTTAATCGTGATGGCAGCCCGGTCACAGCGGAACAGCTTAAAATCGAGTATTAAGGAGGCTTGCGATGTTTAACAAGGAGCGAAACGAAAAGGAAATCAAGGTCAGCAAGCAGATTGTCTTTTGCCTTGACCTGCTTAACAGGATGGTAAACGATTTTACGGACAGCACTGCTGAACAGGAGAAAGACCAGTGGGATGACTACCAGGTGATCCGTAACCACACCAGATTTGAGCAGGACACAATCAGGCTCAGACGGGAACTGCTGAAGCTGGAGAAAATGTTTAAGGAGGGATGATGGAAAAACTGAAGAGATGCCCGTTTTGCGGGGGTGAAGCAAGAGTTTCGACTTATGTGGTTGAGCGCGGAATTACAGTGGCATCGGCGGCCCAGTGCGAATGCAAAGAGTGCGGAGCGACAACGAAAGAAGTGAAGGATAAAGAAGGCGACGGATCATTTGTTTCTAATGCAATCGAAGCATGGAACAGGAGAGAAGACGATGCGTGAATATGTGAAAATTTACTGCTGCGGAGATTGCATACATTATGACTTGAGAAAGCACAGGTGTAGACTTGGAGCGCATGAAGAGGGGGAACCGACTGATAATTTTTACCGTGATTGTCCGGTGGGAATTCATAAAGAGAGTGATGCAGTGAGACAGGAGGGCGAATGATGCTGTGTAAGGATTGCGGATATGGTGGATGTAGCTTCGGTGGCAATAACCTTTGGATTGTCGAGTGCGATAAGTACAAAGTCACTTGCGACACGACTCATCCCGGCACACGCCAGTGCATCGAGAACGATTGCGATGTACTGTGGAGGGCGGCAAGAGAAAAGGGGAGCAGATACAATGGCTAAAAATTCCAATTTCCGCAATGCCGATCAGGTCTATGCTTTTCTGATGGCTCGCGGCATCAGCAAGCCGATGATCCGGCAGATCCGGGCTCTGCTGGCTGAGGATGCCCTCACCAACGGGGAGACATTGGCCTACAATCGGATCTATACGGCGGTGGCATTGACAGCCAGGCGGAGCTTGAAGTTTGGCCCGAAGCGTTTACTCAAGTTCTTGAGTGATTTCAACTCGACATGTGCAAGCGTACTTGATGAGGACAGGGAATGGTCCGATGTTATGAGGGAATTGGATGATGAGACTGGCATCATCATCAGGATGGACGAAAAAACAGGGCATTGGCTCTGCGAGTACAAGCCGGATGATGGAGCGCCAGAGGTTGATCTGTACAACAAGGAGGAGTGATGGCAAAATTCGCAATTGGTTTTTTCTTCGGGGCGGTTACGATGTTGGTCGTGATCGTGATCCTGATGGATGGAGGAGAGAGATGATTGACAAGATCAAGGTATTGCTTGACGAAAAGGCATTTATGCCGGAAAGGGCGCACGATCTGGACGCAGGGTACGACCTGAGAACGCCGTACAACTTCTCCATAGCGCCGGCTGACGACATGGGCGACGGATGGAAGGTGATCGACACCGGGGTGCACGTTGCAATCCCTGAGGGATATGTCGGATTTATCAAGAGCAAGAGCGGACTCAACATCGTCCGGGGGCTTACCTCCGACGGCACGATAGATGCAGGATACACCGGGAGTATCCGGGTCAAGCTCTACAATCATACAGGCCAGTGGGCTAAGTTTGAGAGGGGAGACAAGATCAGCCAGCTTGTGATCCTGCCGATCATCACGCCTGAGCTGGTCGAGGTCGAGGAGCTGGAGCAGACCGAGAGGGGAGACAACGGCTTCGGGAGTACAGGGCGATGAAGGGGTACGAGGAAAAGCTCGAGGAGTGGGTCAACAAACTCGGAAAGGTCACCACGCCGGACTTTTACGATGTTTACCGCAAGGAAGATGGGCGGCTGATGCTCTGTCATGTGAGTGCGGAAAAGGCTGCGCACTTTGCAAGGGTAAGCCCGAACTTCGTGATCTTATCAAGCAAGCACAAACACAAGGTCGCCACGGAGACCGGGTACTATTTCGAGCGAAACCGGGACGATGAAGAGGCGAGACCTGATTCCAAAGGACGGTACAGGCTAAAGTCCAGGTACTACGATAAGATCATGGCCGAGGCGGAAAAGAGTGGGCGCTTTTGGCGGAGGGGATGGCTGACCGCTACAGGCGTGAACCGGGTACGGGATGCAGGCGTGACAGCACCTTTGGAGGGCTATACGCTCGTGAACATCGCCAAGCATTTTGGAGTGCCTGTCATGGAGTTGGTGGAGGTGATGCAAGACGACAGCTAAAGAGAGATTATTGGAGCTGAGAGACTACGACAGAACCTTTCGGAGAATGGCGAGAGAAGTCAACGCACTGAGGGCTGACATCAAGCTGGTCAAGGCTATAACGTACAGCCCTGTCGTGCAGACTTCTGGAGGGAACGGCGGCAGGAATGAGGCCATGATCGACAAGATCGTTGACATGGAGGCCGAGGCCATGGAGAAAGGCATTGAGTTCTATCAGCGAAGGAAGGAAGTGGTCGAGGAGATCAACGGCCTGCACTGTATCGGCATCTATAAGGACATACTCTACATGAGATATGTCGAGGGCAAGGGGCTGAGGTCTGTGGCTTATGAGCTGGGGTATACATACCAGTATGTCAGGAGATCACACGGGCAGGCTCTGAGGCTATTCGCCGAGCAGTACGGGTACGAGGAAAGAAGCAACAAAAAGCAACAAAGAAGCAACACACGGCTTGACAATTCCGTGATATAACTGTATTGCCGAGAGCAGGCGGTGATAACTCATTTTGTTCTTCATGTTCATCTCCTTGGGGGAGCGGTACACTGATATGGTGTGCCGCTTTTCTTTTGTCTGGAGGCAATGCAATGAACGATCCATTCTACAAGACGACACGCTGGCGCAAGCTCAGGGAAAAGATTTTGCGCCGTGATGGGTATATGTGCCAGATCAGCAAGAGGTATGGCAAGGCTGTACAGGCTGACACCGTGCACCACATCTTTCCTCGTGAGGAGTTCCCGGAGTACCAGTGGGAACCGTGGAACCTGATCAGCCTGAGCAACGAACAACACAACGCCATGCACGACAGGGAAACAAGCAAGCTGACAGACAAGGGCGAGGAGCTGAGAATCAGAACAGCAAGGAGGCAAGGGCTGACATGATTGTGTACATCTGTGACGGCGATGCAGATGGATGCAGTAAGACCTGCTGCGCTTATCTGCACAGTGATGGCGAATGCACGAGGACAACACAAGAGCATCACGCCAAGTATGGAAAGGTTGCTGATCCTCTGCACAGCAAGAGGTTCGAACAGATCAATGATAATTGGTGGGAGGCATACCCCCCCTATAGGCGAAAAATAAAATCGAATGACTAGGGACCGGGGGGGGCAGCTTTTTATATATAAAAGCAATTTTTCGGAAAAGGGGATAAAACATGGAGGTTGTAAACGTTCCGATCACCGAAATAAAGCCCTATGACAACAATCCTCGGGATAATTCCAAGGGAATTGAGCAAGTTGCGAAGTCGATAAAAGAGTTCGGATGGCAACAGCCCGTTGTGATCGATATAGGGGGGGGTGATCATAGTAGGCCATACACGGTACGAGGCCGCAAAGCTTCTGGGGCTGACCGAGGTGCCGTGCGTGATCGCCAAAGACCTGAGCGAAGAAAAGGTCCGGGCGTACCGTCTGGCGGATAACAAGACCAATGATTTCTCGATATGGGACAACAAGAAACTGCTCGAGGAGCTTTCTGCACTGGGCGATGATATTTTTACCGGATTCGAGACGAGCGAGACCTTTGATGAGCTTCTGGATGAGTCTGACGATGATGCACTGAGGGACAACACTGACGGAGTGATCTACGAGGTCGTGTTCAAGTCCCAGAATAGGGATGTCATTGATGAGGTCGTATCCTTCTGGGAGGGATTGCCTCATGAGTGATGTGCTTGTCGTTGAAATCTCTGGAAAGAGGCCGGGAGACAAAAAGGCGAGGCCAACCGAGAAATTCAAGACGAAGCATGACCACTTGATTATTTCGAACAACTCGGAGGGCTATGTCACCGATTGGGACATTGTGAATGTCCCGGCTGAGTATGTGGAGTTTTACAAGGCCAGATACAAGCACTCGGATAGTGCTTGGTATGCTCCGATGAACAGGAGCTATGCGATCAAGTATGCCAGGGAACACGGATACAAGTATCTCGTCCAGATGGATGACAACATAAAATTTCTTGAGCTGTCGTACATGATCACAGAATCTGATGGCTATACAATCAGATACAGAAAGCAAGACAGCACCGGGATGCTTGATGATTATATCGACATGATGACTGTGGTGATGGATTGCACAAACGCAGTCGTTGTAGGGTGTGATCTGGCATCTGTTCCGCCGAGCCATGCGTTTCTTGGCGAACAGTATTGTTATTCCCTGTTCATGCTCAAGCTTGCTGTCTGCCCGGATGCTTTCCATGGAGACTTTGAGGACGATATCGAGTATCGACTTAAATGTGCAGAGATGGGGCTCCCGGAGGTCATGATAAAGCCGCTCAAGTACAGCAAGGTCGGGCAGAAATCTGCCAAGGATGAAACTGGAAACAGGGCTGCGTATACATCTGCCGGTTTGAAAAGAGGCGAGCACATGAGCATCCTGCATGGGGATGTATACTCGTGCGGAATGACAAAGCGAACCATGAGCACAATGGCGCAGGAGAGCGGCGGAACCTTCAAGCACAAGATAAAGCCGTTCAAGCTTGGGGTCTTTGTAAAGGACAGGGCGGCAATAGACAGGAAAATGCAGGAGATACTGACCAGAAATGCGGTCAGGATGCCTGACAAAATGATGATAAAGGTGCGAGGCAGTGAAAGCGGAGGAGTGGAAGGAGAAGATAAAACAGTGCAGTGAGAGCGCTGGCACATACAGAGAGTTCTTCGAGCCCGTGATGGACACGCTCGCAGGCATCCTCGAGAAAAGGGACGATGCTCAGGAGGCATTTGTCAAGGCCGGGTCGAAGATGGTGATCCGCCACACGAACAAGGGAGGAGCAACGAACATCGAGCAGAATCCTCTGCTTAGAGTGGTTAATGATCTCAACCGGGATGCCCTTGCCTACTGGCGAGACCTTGGCCTCACTCCTGCCGGGTACAAAAAGCTCAATGCTGATGTGGTGGAGAAGAACACCGGCGGAGGGCTCGAAAAACTGTTGGGGAAAATTTTGGAGGATGAAGCGGTATAAGGAAATTGCGATCAGCTACGCCAAAAAATGCGTCAGCGGTGAGATCATCATCGGGGCAGAGGTCGTGGCTGCGTGCCAGCGATTTCTTGATGACCTGAAAAGGGATGATCTGGAGCTGAGGACACACGACCCGGATCTGGCGATCAACATCATGGAGACGACACTCGTACACGCTCAGGGCGAGGACATTGAGGGCAGGCCGTTACTCGGTCGGCCTTTTCTTTTGGAGCCGTGGGAGGTCTTCATCGTCTACAACCTTCTGGGATTCTACTACAAGGGCACCGAAAAAAGGCGATTCCAAGAGGCGTTTATCGAGGTATGCAGGAAGAATGGCAAGACGAGCTTTGTGGCTGGCCTTGCGTGGGCTGTGGCGATCATACAGCGGCACTCAGGGAGTGTGTGCTACATCGTGGCGGCGGCTCTGAAACAGACATTGCAGGCGTTTCACTTCCTGACATTCTCCCTGAGGTTCCGGCACTTAGACAACGAGTTCGAGATCAGGGACAACTCTTTCGAGCACTCGATCAAATATACCTTCAAAAAGGCTGATGGAACGCCGGACGGGTCAATCGAGATCATTGCGATGCCAAGCAACCCTGACAGCCAGGACTCTTTCAACTGCAACTTTGCGATTGCTGATGAGGTGGCGGCGTACAAAAAACCGAGCCAGTATAACCGCTTCAAAGAGGCGCAGAGCGCATACACAAACAAGCTGATGATCGGCATCACCACAGCCGGGGACAATGTCAACTCCTTTGGCTATGGTAGGCAGGAGTATGCCGTCAAGGTCGCCACTGGGCTGGTCAAGGACGATGCTTTCTTTTCGTTCGTGGCAAGGGCTGACCGGGATGAAAATGGGAATGTGGACTACACGAACCCGATACAGCACCAGAAGGCGAATCCGAGCTATGGAGTCACCAAGAGGCCGGAGGACATGCTCAATGCGGCATTGCAGGCGCAGAACGACCCACAGCAGAGGAAAGATTTTTTAAGCCGTGAGCTGGACATCTACACCACGGCAATCAAGGCTTATTTCGATCTGGAGGAGTTCAAACGGAGCGACAGTAAATACAACTGGACTCTGGAGGAGCTGGCGAAGCTCCCGATAGAGTGGTACGGCGGCGCCGACATGTCTAAGCTCCATGACCTGACAGCGGCATGCCTTTTCGGAAATTACAACGGCGTGGACATTGCCATAACGCATTGCTGGTTCCCGGTAGTGGCGGCAGCGAAAAAGGCCGAAGAAGACAACATTCCGCTCTTTGGATGGCAGGATGATGGATGGCTGACTATGTGCAACAGCCCGACGGTCAATTGGTCAGATGTGGTCAACTGGTTCGTGGCGATGAGGAAAAAGGGATTCAAGGTCAAACAGGTTGGACATGACCGCAAATTTTCCCGGGAGTATTTCATCGGCATGAAGGCGGCGCACTTCAATGTGATCGATCAGCCGCAGTATTTTTACAAAAAATCAGAGGGCTTTCGCTACTTGGAGCAAAGCGCCAAGAACGGGGCTCTTTATTATTTACACTCAGAGGCGTTTGAGTATTGCGTGGCTAATGTCTCAGCGATAGAAAAGACCGACGAAATGATCCAGTATGAAAAGGTCATGCCGACACAGCGAATAGATGTTTTCGACTGCACCGTCTTTGCTGTGGTGCGGTATCTGGAAAACCTCGAGAAAAAGAGAAAGGGAAAAGCATGGTGGGGCGATGAGCAGTAAAAAGAGAAAACGCCAGAGCCGTGATCAGACGGTAACGACAAAGCAGATGCACGACAAGAGCACTCTGGGCTTTTGGCTTGCCGGGGGCGACATCTGCTGTCCGGGCTATACATCGCTCGACAAAATCCCGGAGATTGTCTCGGCCTGCCGGAAGATCGCAAGCCTGATCGGCTCGACAACGATTTACCTGATGGCAAACACGGCGGACGGAGACCAGAGGATCATCAACGAACTGAGCCGGGCAATCGACATTGACCCGATGCCGACAATGACCCGGAGCACATGGATGGAGTCAATTGTTATGACGATGCTCCTCTATGGCAAGGGAAATGCGATAGTCGTGCCGCATACATGGCAGGGATATTTGCAGAGCCTTGAACCGATCAGCGCAGACCGGGTCAGTTTCATTGCTGACGGATACCGGGATTACAAGATCGCCATCGACGGCAAGGAAAGACGGGCTGACAGTGTTCTGCATTTTGTTTACAACCCGGACAAGACATACCTCTGGAAAGGCCAGGGCGTGAGCGTTTCCCTCCGTGATCTGGCTGACAACCTGAGGCAGGCGGCGCACACAGAAAAGGCGTTTATGTCGAGTGAGTTCAAGCCCTCGATCATCGTCAAGGTGGATGCCATGACGGATGAGTTCTCAAGTCCTGAGGGGCGGCAGAAGCTGATTGAGAGCTACATCAACCCACAGACACCGGGCGCTCCGTGGCTTATCCCGGCGGAGCAGTTTGATGTCCAGCAGGTCAAACCTCTTACGCTGTCCGATCTGGCAATTGCTGACACCGTGACCATCAACAAAAAGAGCGTGGCTGCGCTTCTGGGTGTGCCTGCGTTTGTGGTAGGCGCCGGGGATTATAACCGGGACGAGTGGAATGCTTTTATCCAGGGGACGATCATGCCGATCTGCAAGAGCATCGCCATGGAAATGACGAAAAAGCTGATCCTCAAGCCCGAATGGTATCTGACTTTCAATGTCTGGAGCTTGATCGACTACGACTTGCAAACCGTTTCGAGCGTACTGCTTGCCGGAGCTGACCGGGGCTTTGTAAATGGTGATGAGTGGAGGGACAAAGTACATCTTTCACCCGCAGGGCTGAAAGAGTTCAAGATCCTGGAAAATTACTTGCCATACGATATGAGTGGCAAGCAGAAGAAGCTGGTGCAGGATGGCGAGTAGACTTCTGTGCGAGCAGGCTTACCGAAAAGGCAAGCACGACAAAATCATGTGCAAGGTCAGCGGAATCCTCTGTGCGCATCAGTTTTGGTGCGACATCAGCGTGGAGTACAAGCATTTCCCTGCGGCGGCTGATTGCCCGGGGAGGGAGAAAGAAACAAAAAACGGTGATTAAGGCAAAAGCCTTTTTCATGGCGCAGGCCGGGTTGCAAACCGGGTGGGGATAGTTGACCGCAATCCTCTTTCCTGCGCCTTTGAAAGAGCAAGCCAACAACAAGCGAGGGAGTAAAAATGCAGAAAAGGTGTTTACAGCTACATGATATGACCTCACGATCCAGCGAGGACGGAAACCTTTATCTTGAAGGGTATTTCGCTCGGTATGACGATGTATATCACATCACGGAAGGTGCGACCGAAAGCATCGCCCGTGGTGCGTTTGCAGAATCGTGCAAAGGTGATGTGAGAGCATTATATAACCACAACACAGATATTATTCTCGGGCGCACGAGTGCCGGAACTTTGGTGCTGAGGGACACTGATATCGGGTTATGGGGGAGTATCTTAATCAACCAGAAAGACACGCAGGCTATGGATGCTTACGAAAGGATCAGCCGTGGCGATGTGTCTGGGTGCAGTTTCGGATTCGAGATACCTAACGGCGGAGAAACCGTCACAGTAAATGAAGATGGTTCTGTACACTGGACAATCACGAGAGTCGATCCGCTTTATGAGGTGTCGCCGGTTGTTTTTCCTGCTTACGAGGCTACGAGTATCGAGGCAAGAAAGCGCGAGCTTGACGACATACATAAGAGGCAGACAGAGGCTTGGCGCATAAAAATGAAAGAGAGGTTATCGCATGGCACTGAAAGCGCTGATGCTGAGAAAGAAGATCAGTGATGCGAAGAAACAGCTGGACGGACTGAGAGCAAAGGACAACGACTTTGTAACCAGAGAGGCCGAGCTGGAGAAAAGCATCGAGGAGGCCGAGACAGAGGAGGAAAGAGCCGCTGTCGAGGAGGAGATCGCCAAGTATGAGGCGGAAAAGGCCGACCATGAGAACGAGGAAAAGAGACTCGAGGGCGTGATCGGTGATCTTGAAAACGAGCTTGCGGCGGAAGAGGCCGCACAGGACACGACTCCGGTTGAGCCGGAGGCAAGAGAAAGAAGTGAGGTAAAATCCATGAAGAGAAGAGACTTCTTCGGAATGGGCATCGCAGAGCGTGATGCCTTTGTAAAGAGAGACGATGTGCAGGCATTTCTGACCGAGGTCAAGACCAGCATCAAGGAAAAGAGAGCAATCACCAACGCCGGACTGCTGATCCCGGAGGTCATGCTTGGCCTGCTGCGTGAAAATGTGATTCGTTATTCAAAACTGTACCAGCATGTTTTTGTCCGCCCGGTTCCCGGAACTGGCAGGATGGTGATTGAGGGACAGATCCCGGAGGCGGTCTGGACTGAGATGTGTGCCAACCTCAACGAGCTCAATCTGAGCTTCAGCCAGGTCGAGGTTGACGGCTACAAGGTCGGCGGATATTTCCGTATCTGCAATGCCATTCTGGAGGATTCCGACATTGATCTGGCAGGAGAGCTGATCGATATACTCGGCAGGGCAATCGGCTTCGCACTGGACAAGGCCATCCTGTATGGCACCGGCACCAAGATGCCTGTCGGCGTTGTAACCGCTCTGGCGGCTGTAAGCGGCACACCGAACATCGTGAGCCATGCGGCATCCGTTACCGGCGTAGCTCTGGCCAAGGCCATCGTGCTTGACTCCGGTAAGGCGAAGAGCACCTACAGCAGGGGTGAGAAGGTCTGGGTCATGAACGAGACCACCTACACCACCCTGATGGCTGAGTGGCTTGCTGTAAATGCCAACGGTGCAATTGTTTCCGGCGCCAACGGCACAATGCCTGTCACAGGTGGCGTGATTGAGGTGCTCAACTTCGTTCCGAACAACACCATCATCGGCGGATATTTCGATCTGTACCTGCTTGCAGAGAGAGCCGGCACTCAGATCAATACCTCCGAGCACGCATTCTGGATCGAGGATCAGACCGGCTTCAAGGGCACTGCCCGTTATGACGGCAAGGTTCTGGATGCCAACGCCTTTGTCGCAATCGGAATCAACGGCGTGACTCCTGCCGCCAATGCTGTGACCTTCGCACAGGACACCGCAAATGCGGCAAACCCGGAGGGGTAACACAGGCCCAGAACACAGCCAGCGCTCCTGATCTCTCAACCATGACCAAGGCACAGCTTTTGAGCTATGCGGCGGACAACGGGATCGGGGGCGTATCTGGGTCGATGCGCAAGGCTGACATTTTAGCGGCACTGGAGGGCTGAGGACATGACAGAGACGACAAGAGCGCAGGCTCTGGCGATGCTAAAGATTGATCTTGGCATCAGCACTGAGGCATACGATGCAAGGCTGGAGCAGTACCTTGCGACAGCTGAGACGGAGATCACCAGAGAGGGTGCTTCGCTGTCTGACTCTGTCGGCGATCTCCAGCTGATCACGATGTATGCCGCATGGATGTGGAGAAGGAGAGACACGATGGAGGGGATGCCGAGGATGCTGAGGTATGCACTCAACAATCGGATTTTCTCAGAAAAGATGAGGGCGAGCGATGGATGATGTGCTTATTTTGATCAATGACACAAGCGCCAGGGACGCAACGGGCATCTTCCGAAAGAGCGAGGTGCGGCGGCAGGTGATGTGTAAAATCAGCAGTATATCCCGGCAGGAGTTCTTTGAGGCCGGTCGGAATGGCCTCAACCCTGAGATGCAGTTCTCTGTCTTTGTAGGCGACTACAAGGGCGAGAGAACGTGCGAATACCGTGGAAGGGGCTACGGCATCTATCGCACCTACATCGTGCCGGGCAGTGACTACATAGAGCTCTATGCAGAGCGGAAAGGCGGCACGAATGGCGAAAATGACACCGATCGACAAGATGGATGCCGCACTGGAGCAAATCCTTACTGACTACGGCGAGTATGTCAACGATGAATTGCAGGCAGTGATCAAAAAAGCCGCACAGAAGGGGCGAGCGGCGCTGAAAAGCTCCTCCCCGAGATCAGGCGGAAAGGGCTCTTGGCAGGGCAAGCACTACGGTGACAACTGGGCTGTTAAGGATACGACGAATCGCCTGACAATCAGCGACATCATATACAACAAGGCGCCGACATACCGGCTTGCGCATCTTCTGGAGCATGGTCACGCCAAGGTAGGCGGAGGCCGTGTTCCGCCTCAGGTCCACATCAAGCCGGTTGAAGAAGAGCTCGAAAAATTCGTTTTGAGGGCGTTCGAAAGCAAGGTGTAAATTCATGACTTATGTCGAAATAGCGCAGATGATCGAGGAAATCGGCCTGCCATTTTCCTATTATCAATTCCCAAAGGACACGGCACAGGCTCCTCCATTCATCTGCTTTTTTTACCCGGCCTCTGCCGATGAAATGGCGGACGACATCAACTATGTCAAGGTGACAGAGGTGGTGATCGAGCTGTACACGGCGGAAAAGAGCCTTGATCTGGAGGCCCAGGTCGAGGCTGTACTCCGTGAGCATGGGCAGACCTACACACGGGTGGAGAGCTGGCTTGATGACCAGCGGATGTATCAGGAAACCTACAATCTGGAGGTAATTATCGATGGCGAATAAAATCAAGTACGGCATCAAAAACGTGCATTATGCGGTGGCAACCATCGCCGCAGATGGCACGGCTACATATGACACGCCCGTGGCGATTCCGGGCGCTGTCTCGATCAGCATGGAGGCTCAGGGCGAGACCACTCCGTTCTATGCTGACGACATCGTCTACTGGACGGGCTACAGCAACAGCGGATATGAGGGCGATCTGGAGATGGCGATCATCCCGGACAGCTTCAAAAAGGATGTACTGGGCTTTGTGGAAGACGCCGACAAAACACTTGTCGAAGTGGTTGACGCTGAGACAGTACACTTCGCCCTGATGTTCGAGTTCACAGGCGACAAGAAGGCGATCAGGCATGTGCTGTATAACTGCACGGCGAGCAGGCCGGGCGTATCGAGCACGACCAGGACCGAGACGATTGAGCCTCAGACCGAGAGCACAACCGTCACGGCAACGAGCATCTATGATGCAACGCTTCAGAAGAACATCGTCAAGGCAAACAGCGGAGATGAGACCACTTCTGCGGCGTACGAGGGATGGTACACGGCAGTGCATAAACCTGCGTAAGGAGGGAACATGAGAGGAACAATCACTATCGCCGGCATCGAGGTGGATATGGTGGCAAATGCCGCCACTCCGTACCGCTTCAAGCAGGTTTTCGGGCAGGACTTTTTCCTGCTCAGCCGCAAGATGGCGGACGAAACGGATCCCGAGGTGTCTGACGCTACGGCGTCGGATACCTTTATCAAGCTCGGCTACATCATGGCGATGCAGGCCAGAGGCGAAAAGATGGACAAGCTCAATAGCGACACCTTTCTGGCGTGGCTGGAGGGCTTCGATGAAGCAAACGCCCTGCTCGAAGCAATCAGTGAGATTGCCGCCATATATAGAGGGCAGGAGCGTGGGACGATAAGCCCAAAACAGTAAGCCGCCCGACAGAGCGGCCTTACACCACGGCGCTGTACATGCTCCGCATCCATCAGCTTGGTCTGTCGCTCGCTGATCTGGAGGAGTACGACTACGGCTTCGTGGTCGATATGTTGACTGAAAAGGCCAGGGATTCCGAGCAGTGGATGGAAGTCGCCACCCAGGATGACTTTGACCGATTCAGCAGGGGGTAAAAATGGCGGACAGAATCAAAGGCATTACAATCGAGATAGGGGGCGATACCACTAAACTTAGCGATGCCCTCAAAGGGGCAAATGCTGAGATAAAAGAGTGCCAGAGCGCCCTCAGGGATGTAAACAAACTCCTTAAGCTCGATCCGGGCAATGTGGACTTGCTGAAGCAGAAGCAGGGATACTTAAAGACCGAGATCGATGCGACAAAGAAAAAGCTTGATGAAGAAAAGACAGCCCTTGCTCAGCTCAAGGCATCCAGCACAACCGGGGATGTCACTGAGGAGCAGAAAGCCCTTGAGCGTGAGATCGCAGAGACGGAATCAAGCCTTTCGAGCCTTAAAAAAGAGTATAAGGACTTCGGCTCTGTCTCAAAGCAGGTGCTCCAAAATGCCGGCAACAACATCAAAAATGTCGGCGGCAAAATCACTGGAGTCGGCAAGAGCATGACGGCAGGCTTGACCGGGCCGATTGTTGGCGTGGGTGCGGCGGCTGTGGCTGCGTTTGGCGAGGTGGATGCAGGTCTTGACATTGTGGCTACAAAAACTGGCGCATCCGGCGAGGCTCTGTCCGAGATGGAGGGAATTGTCAAAGACATTGCTTCGACGGTTCCTGCGGACTTTGAGACGGTTGGAGCGGCTGTTGGAGAGGTCAACACACGCTTCGGCTATACCGGGGACAAGCTGTCGTCCTTGTCAACAAAATTCGTGAAGTTTGCAAAGCTCAATGACACGGATGTGTCTGGGGCGATTGACGGCACACAGAAAGCCCTTGCGGCCTTTGGTGCGGATGCTTCTGAGGCAGGAGACCTGCTCGATGCCCTGAACTACACCGGGCAGGCAACCGGGATCACGATGGACACTCTTTTATCCGGCCTCACGACCAATGCGGCGGCGTTTACCGAGATGGGGCTTACTGCCGAGCAGGCCGTACTGGCGATGGGGCAAATGGAGCTTTCCGGGGCAGATGCTAACACAGTCATGGCTGGCCTGAGTAAAGCCCTTAAAAATGCCACGGCTGACGGGATTCCGCTCAACGAAGCTCTTGCCAATCTGCAAAACTCAATTCTTAACGGGACGGGGAGCATGGATGGCCTGACGGCGGCTTATGACCTTTTCGGGAAGTCTGGCGCACAGGTCTTCACGGCTGTCCAGAACGGAACGCTTGACTTTGCTGCGCTGGCGACTCAGGCTGTAGAAACCGGGAACAGCGTCAATGCCACCTTTGATGGGATGCTCGACCCAACAGATCAGGCAACCGTGGCAATCAATGCGGCAAAGGTCGCAGGTGCTGAACTGGGCACAACCATGCTGACCATGGCGGCGCCCGTGATCACACAGGTGACGGAGCTGATCAAAGGTCTGACCGAGAAATTCCAGGCGCTGTCACCGTCACAGCAGGAGAACATCATCAAGCTCGGATTACTGGTGGCGGCAATCGGCCCAGTGATCACGATCATCGGAGGACTTGTCACCGGCCTCGGCACACTGGTCGGAGCTCTCAACCCGGTCACACTGGTGATCGGTGGAGTCATTGCGGCAGGGGTGGCACTGTGGAAAAACTGGGATACCATCAAGGCGGCGGCTCAGGTGTTCGGGCAGGTGATCAAGGGCATTTTCTCCGGTATTGGCACGGCTGTCAGCGGAGTCTGGAATAACCTCGTGACAAAAACAACGCAGACATGGAACAACATCAAAAACGCCATCAAGAGCCCGATCGAGGCGGCAAAGAATTTCGTGGGAAGTGCCATCGACAAGATAAAGGGAATTTTCAATTTCTCGTGGAGCCTGCCTAAGCTCAAGCTCCCTCATGTGAGCATCAGCGGCGGCTTCTCCTTGTTTCCGCCATCGATTCCTCACTTCTCGATTGAGTGGTACAAAAAGGCTTACAGCAACCCGGTTCTCTTCAACCAGCCCACTGTCGTGCCTACCCGGGACGGCTTCAAGGGCTTCGGGGACGGGAACGGCGGCGAGGTAGTCATCGGAATGAACAAATTGCAGGAGCTGGTCGGGAGTGTCGGAGGGAACACCTACGCACCGACATTTAATGTCTATGCACAGCCCGGAGAAAATACTGAGGCTCTCGCAAGGCGTATACAGGATCAGTTCGTGAGCTGGCAGAGGCAGGAGGAGGCGAGCGGATTCGCATGATGAAATCATTCGCGTATAACGGCATCCAGAGCAAGAATTTCGGTGTGTACATCTCGGGGTCTGGGACATACAACTCGCCTGCAAGGGCTTACGTGGCTGTACAGATTCCGGGAAGGGATGGCGATCTTCTGATGCCCGAGAAAAGGCTTGAGAATGTGGCAGTGAGTTATCCGTGCTTCATCCTCAAAGAGTTTGAGGATCGCTTTGGAGACTTCAAAAGTGCGCTTCTCGGATTCGACGGCTATAAAAGGCTTACGGACGACTATGATCCGGCGCACTACCGACAAGCGTACTTGACTGGCGATATCAAGCCGGATGTGCAGAGAAATTTGAGGTCTGGTGGCTTTACCGTCAATTTTTCCTGCAAGCCTCAGAGGTGGCTTATATCGGGCGAAACCGAGACATCAATCACGAGCTCAGGGGAGACAATCACTAACCCGACCCGGCAGACGGCGAAGCCAAAGCTGACCATCACCGGGAGCGGCACCATCACGATCAACGGCATCACCCTGACGATTGCCCTCCCGACAGCGGTGACAAGGGTGGTGATTGATTGCGAGACTTGCGAGGCTATGCATCCGACTCTTGCCGCTGTAAACCTCAACCAGTATGTTTCCTGCTCAAGCCAGAATTTCCCATACCTTATGCCTGGAAACAATGTCATTGCCTTCGAGGGCGTGACTCGGGTCGATATTACACCGAGGTGGTATGACTTATGATCCCGATTTTATATAGTGCGGCTGAGACCGCCTTTACAAGCAATGGCCTCGGCAGGCTGTCCGATGCAATCTCCTGCGAGGTCAAAGAAAAGCGCAATGGCACTTATGAGCTGAGTATGGTCTACCCTACCAACGGAGCGCACTTCGCTGATCTGGTTGATGGAAACTACATCGCCACGACTCATGATGAGGTGGGAGACATACAGCCTTTTCGCATTTACAAGATCAGCGAGGAGATTGACGGTAGGGTCACGATCAACGCCTCCCACATCAGCTATCTGCTCAACAGCACAGTGATCAAGCCCTTCTCGGCTGGCTCGTGCGCTGAGGCCATCAACCAGCTCAACACGCAGGCCAACTATGTGGGCGGCTCCTGTCCGTTTTCCTTCTGGTCAGACAAGGCCGTCACAGTGCCTTTTAATCAGGAGGTGCCGAGGGATGTGCGGTCGCTTCTGGGCGGCACATCCGGGTCTTTTCTTGACATCTTTGGAACGGGCGAGTACGAGTTTGACAAGTATGAGGTCAAGTTCTACCAGCACCGGGGAACGGACACCAATGTGCAGATCCGCTATGGCGTGAATCTGACCGACTACAACTACACGGCGGACAGCAGTGGGACTTATAACGCTGTGGTTCCGTTCTGGGGAGACGAGGAGACCGGGGAAGTGGTCACGCTCCCGGAGTGGTATCTGACACCGACGGGGCAGACGGCGGCATCACTCCGCTTTTTTGCTCTTGACCTGACAGAGGACTTTGACGAAAAACCGACAGAGGCACAGCTCAGGACTCTGGCACAGCGGAGGCTCGACAACTCGGAGGCGTGGAAACCGAAAGAAAACTGGAAGGTTTCGTTCGTCCAGCTTTGGCAAACGCCAGAATACGAAAACGTGGCTGCGCTTCAGAGACTCAAACTGTGCGATACCTGCCTTGTGATCTACGGAGGCCAGACGATCCGGGAAAAGGTCGTCGAGGTGACATGGGATGTACTGAGGGAGCGCTACAGCTCGATGGAGCTGGGCGAGCCGAAGACAAGCTTCGCAAAGATGATCATACAGGAGGCCACAAGCCAGGTCGCAAAGCAGGTGATTACGAAGAGCTATCTGGAGGAGGCCATCGACCATGCAACGGAACTGATCACCGGCGGACTCGGTGGGTATCTGATCATCAACACGGATGCCAGCGGCAAGCCTTATGAGCTTCTGATAATGGACACGGACGACACGGCAACGGCTGTCAATGTCTGGCGATTCAACTCAGGCGGACTTGGGCACTCTCACAGCGGCTATCAGGGGCCGTATTCTGATGTCGCCCTGACGATGGACGGCAAGATCAATGCTGCCATGATCACAACCGGGATACTGACGGCGAACATCATCCGGGCAGGGATCATTGCAGACACGGCCGGAAAAAACTCGTGGAATCTTGACACGGGCCAGTTCGTGACATCTCAGGGCACGATCGGAGGCTGGCAGATCACCAGCACCGGGCTAAATAAGTATATCACAGTAGGTGCGACTGATTATTGGATCAACTTGCAACCGCCATCGTCCGCATCGACAGGCTTTCTCCGAGTATTAAGCAAGGCATCAGGGGCGACGGCGTACCGTCCCTTGACACAGATCAATATAGGAGACGGGCTTTCGTTTTATGATCCAACAACCTACAACGAGACGGGAAGGTATGGCTCGTCTGGCTTTACTGTACGGAATAGTGCTGGAGCGAATCTGGTAAGTGCAGGAGCAAATGGCCTGTATATTTTCAACGGGGGTACTCCGAATCAGATAAGGATGGCGCTCGGTCTTTCCTCGCTTGTCTTCAATGCTGATAATGGTCAATCGGCATTTGAGGTCACTTCGGGCGGGCTAAAGCTACAGCTCAACGGAGACAGCGATGAGCGGTACATGTTGGACATCAATGGTCTGAGGATGTACTACGGCGGAAACAACACGGTCAATCTCACACGATGGGGGGCGTTTTTCCTGTACGATGTGGATGGGAATCTGCTTTTCAGCGTTACGGCTCCTACATCGTCCGCCGGCGGATCTGTTAATTATCACATTCCACTTTATACAAGCGAGGCTGTTCCGATTGGTTCTCCATCTTTCCCGTTTGGCGTTGCCAGCTTAACGGGCATCGAGATCGTTCATAACACCGGCTACATCGACTGGCACTACAACAAATCAACATCAGACTACACGGCCCGGATCATCGAGGAATCCAGCGGCGTGCTGAAAGCATACAACCAGATTGTCAGCGCATCTGATGAGCGGCTGAAGGAAGAGATCGAGGAAGTCACAGAGGACGATCTTGCCCTGATCGACAAGCTGAGGCCGAGAACGTTCCGATTCAGGGATGGCAAGGATAAATCTGCCGGCCTTGTAGCGCAGGAAGTGCTTGAGGCCGAAGGTGAGCTTGGCATCAAGGACAGCGTGCTTGTAAGAGGCACAGGCGGCGAGATACCTGACCCGAAAGACCCAGAGAAGACGATCACTGACTATTATGCCGTGGACTACAACGGCCTGACAGCTCTGCTTCTGGCTCAAGTGCAGGGGCTCAAGAAAGAGGTCGCTAAGCTGAGGCAGGAAATAAAGGCCATGAAAGGAGGCACTCGATGAACGAGGCAGACATCATTGAGCGCATCTCCAAACTCGAGACACAGGTCAAAGTCTTGGAGGAGCGAAGCGCAAAGATTGACAAGCTGATGGAGAAGGTCACTGAGGTCTGCGTCAAGCTCGATGCCCTGATAAAGACCAACGAAGACCTTGCCCAGCGGCTCACAGCTCTTGAGAAGGATCCCGTTGACAAGTGGCAACTGGTCACAAGGACGATCATCACGGCTGTGATCACTGCCGGACTGACCTATCTTGCAAGCCGGCTTTTGAAGTAAAGGAGGGCGAAAGATGAATCTGGAAATCGTGCCCGTGATTTCAATCACTGTGGTGTGCTATCTGATAGGGGCGCTCGTAAAAGCAAATGAGGTCTGGAATGACAAATATATCCCCTGCATTGTCGGATTCTTCGGGGCGGCTCTGGGACTTGCGGCGTGGCTGACGATCCCCTCTTTTCCGGCTGACTCATGGCTTACCGCCCTCGAGATCGGGATTGCGTCAGGGCTTGCCAGCACGGGCGTAAATCAGGTCTTTAAGCAGTTGAGGGAGGGATAAAGATGGCAACAACGAGGATTGTTACAGCCGCCTTTATTGATGGATTTCGGCGGACAGTGACAAGGCATCTGTATCAGTATGATTACGGGCAGAAGCTTGTCTTTGAGGGTCTGGAGCTACCTGCGTATTACGAGGTGCATTTCTCCAACACAGAGTGCTCCGGGGAGTCCACCGTCATGATCGGGGATTCTTCCGGCGTTGACATCCCTGACGAGTATCTGGCAACAGGCCAGACGGTCTATGCTTGGGCGTACCTGCACGAGACCGGGGAAGATGGTGAGACCAGGTACATGGTCGAGATTCCTGTCAATGAGCGCCCTGAGGTGCAGTACATCGAGCCGACACCGGCTCAGAAAGATGTGATTGATCAGGCAATCGAGGCGCTCAATGCGGCGGTAGGAGTCGCAGAGGATGAGGCTGCAAAGGCCGACCAGAGTGCTGAGGATGCAGAGGCGTGGGCGGTAGGAAAAAGGGACGGCGTGGATGTAGGCCCGGGAGACGAGACCTACCAGAACAACGCCAAGTATTATGCGTTCTTGGCGTCTCAGGAGCTGGAGGATGCCGGGTACATCACCGGCGCACTGAACGAAAATGGTGAGCTGGTGATCGAGGTCGTCAACCTCGACGACATAGATGTGACAGTCGAAGATCAGGAGGTCGTGATCATTTATGAGTAAGAAGGTACATACGAACATCTGGAGTGCTTACGGATTTGCGCAGAAGGCTGGCTACGAGGGCACAGAAGAGGAATTTGAGCAGGGGCTGAAAAAGAGTGCAGAGGCCGCTGAAAATGCGGAGGAAAGTGCCTCTACGGCCTCAGAAGCGGCAACAGA